CAACTCAAACTAATCAACCAATGTATTATAACTTTAACGGTGTAGACTCTAACGGTGATACACAAGTAGACTTATATCCAATTCCTAATGGAACATACAATCTACGATTTAACATTATTAAGCCTCAAGAAGCATTAACAACTGATGCCTCTAGTTTATTAATTCCTTATGAGCCTGTAATCTTTGGAGCACTTGCAAGGGCTATTGCTGAACGTGGTGAAGACGGTGGCTTAAACTCTAACGAGATCTATCAGTTATATAAACAATCTTTAGGTGACGCTATTGCTTTAGAGTCTGGACGTTATCTTGAAGAAGATTCTTGGACGGCTAACTAATGGCTGAAAGCATACTCACAGGAGCAATCCAAGCACCAGGATTTATGGGTTTAAACACTCAGGATGCGTCTGTACAGCTTTCTAGTGGATTTGCTTTAGAAGCATTCAATTGTGTGATTGATAAGTACGGTAGAGTTGGTGCTCGTAAGGGTTGGAATAACGTAAATACTACTACTCTTGGTGATTATCCAGTAAGAACTATCTTTGAGTTTGTTAAGTCTGACGGTGATGTGTTATTTACTTGTGCTAATAATAACATTTATACAGGTACAGCAACATTAACTGCTTCTGCAGTCAGAAATGCAAATAACTCTGCTAACTTAACTTATACAATTACTGCAGATAACTGGCAAATAGCTTCAATGCCTTATGATAATAGTGGTAATACTTCAGCACACTGCGTCTTTGTACAAAAAGATCATCCTATATTAGTATATCATAAGTTACCTTTACCTGGCTCAGGAGCTACTTTAACAGTATCTTCAGTAAATGGTGCAGGTCATATTACAGGAGTCACAGTAACTACTGGTGGAACTAACTGGCACGTTGGCGACACTGTTACAGTGACTGGCGGTACTGGAACTGGAGCAACCTTCACTGTAGCAACTGTTAGTGGAACAGCAATAGCAAGTGTAACTACTACGGCTGGAGGTACAGGATATACTGCTAGTGACGTGTTAACTTTAGTTGATACTGGTCCAAAACATACTCATACTGGTTCTTACGGCTTCCAACGATTAGGAGACACTGGTACACTACCTGCAGGTTATACAACAACAACATTCATGCCTAACTGTTCTTTAACAGCTTATGGACGTTTATGGGTTGCTAATATCACAGGTGATTCACAAACAGTATACTTTAGTGACTTACAAGACCCTAGTAACTTTACAACAGGTACTTCAGGCTCATTAGACATAAGCACAGTAATACCTACTGGTGATCCTATCGTATCTATAGTGGCACACAATGGATTCTTAATCATTATGTGTCGTAGACATATTGTTGTTTATTCTAATCCTACTGTTCCTGCTAACTTAGCTTTAAGTGATGTTATTAAAGGTGTAGGCTGTATTGCTAGAGATTCAGTACAGTCTATAGCAGGTACAGATTTATTATTCTTATCTGAAACAGGTGTACAGTCTTTACAAAGGATTATCCAAGAGAAGTCTTTACCGTTTAGAGATGTGTCTAAGAATGTACGTGATGATTTAATTGTACAAGTTAATAGTGAAACAGAAGCAAACATTAAAGCAGTCTATTATCCTTCAGATGCTTTTTACTTACTAGCATTACCTTCTACAGGGTTCACATACTGTTTTGATACTAGAGGTACACTAGAGAATGGTGCTGCTAGAGCAACTATTTGGACTAAGGTTAATCCTACTGCATTCCACGTAACTACTGCAAAACAACTATACATAGGTCAACCAGGATATGTAGGTAACTACACAGGATACTATGATAACGATACTGCATATACTTGGTCTTATTACACTAACTACTTTGACTTTGAGAAACCAACTACAGTTAAGATTCTCAAGAAAATAGGTGTAGTTGCTATAGGTGGAGGTAATCAAGTTATATCTATTAAGTGGGGCTTTGATTACAGTCGCAATCCTTCAGGTGGAACTATTACATTAGCTGCTAATCCTGTATCAGAGTATGGCATCGCTGAATATAATATTGCTAGTTACGCTGATGGAGTAGAACTAGATACTAAAAAGATTAATGCAAGCACTGCTGGAAGAGTGTTACAGATAGGCTTTGAAGCACAGATTAACGGCTATCCTCTGTCAATACAGAAGGTAGACTTTTTATTAAAAGAAGGTAAAAATCTCTAAGGATTAAATATGAGTAATTATACAAAAATCACTAACTTTACAGCAAAAGATGCACTTCCTAGTGGAAACGCAAGTAAAGTAGTTAAAGGAACAGAGATAGATAATGAGTTTACTGCCATTGCAAGTGCAATAGCCACTAAAGCAGATACAGCAGCTCCTGCGTTCACAGGAGTGCCTACAGCCCCTACTGCGACAGCAGGGACAAGCACTACTCAGTTAGCTACTACAGCGTTTGCTACTGCTGCGGTACAAGCACTATATCCTGTAGGTTCTATCTACATCAATGCTGCTGTAGCTACTAATCCAGCTACACTCTTAGGCTTCGGTACTTGGACAGCCTTTGCTGCAGGTAGAGTAATGGTAGGTCTTAACGCAGCTAACGCAGCGTTTGATACCGTAGAAGAAACTGGTGGTTCTGCTGATGCAGTTACTGTAAGTCACACTCATACGGCAACATCTACAGTTACAGACCCAACACATAGTCATTCATATAATATTCAAGGAGCTGGTGGTCCAGGCGGTGATGCAAATATTTACTATACTGCTGGTGGTTCATTCTATACACCCGCAAATACTACTAGTGTTGCAACAGGCGTAACAGTTGCAACAACTAATGCATCAACAGGATCAAGTGGAACTAATGCTAACTTACAACCATACATTGTAGTATATATGTGGAAAAGAACTGCTTAAATGCCAAAGAGTCACGAACTAGTATGTGATGACTTAGATGTAGCATCGTTACAAAAAGAATTAATAGACAATTATGATGAGTTTGATAAGTATGATTATCGTAGGACTTTTCCTAACTCGCCTCATGCTCAGATGCACGACATTTGGGCAAGATATAACGATGTAAAACCTTTTGAAGAAAAAGGAAGTTTACAAGGCTTTGAAGCAGAACATGATTCAATATGGTATCCAGTAATAGATAAGATACCTAGTGTTAAAAAAGTAGTATTTGACTTAATGAGTAGAGTACAAGGTGAACGCTTAGGTGGTATTTTAATTACTAAGTTACCTGCTGGTGGACATATTACAAGACACACTGATTCAGGATGGCACGCACAGTATTATGATAAGTTTTATGTGCCTGTATTAAATGGTGAAGGTTCTATCTTTGGTTTTGATGATGGAGATATAGTACCTCATGTTGGTGATGCTTGGTGGTTTGATAACTCTAATGTTCATTGGGTAGATAATAAAAGTAACATTGATCGTATCGCTATGATTGTTTGTATAAGAACTGAAATGTTTAAGGATAAAAATGCACATCGTATCTGAACAATTTAAACAACTTAAAGGTACATTTGAAGTAGACTTAGGTATACAACATCACTTCTCTAGCGGTGTCTATGCTAAGCAGATGATGTTACCTAAAGGATACTTTGCATTAAGTCATGCACATAATTACGATCATTTAAGTGTGCTTGCAAGCGGTAAAGTAATTGTTAAAACAGATGATAGTGAACAGACATATACTGCACCAGTGTGTATAACAATTGAGAAACATAAGAATCATTCTGTTACAGCTTTAGAAGATGCTGTATGGTTTTGTATCCATGCTACTGAAGAAGATGACGAGTCTAAAGTAGATGAAGTTCTAATTATGAAAGAAGGAGTCTAATATGCCTTGGGGAGCTGCTGCCGCTATTGGTGGATCAATTATAGGAAGTACAATATCAGGTAACGCAGCTAAGAGTGCTGCGAGTACATCAGCGAATGCACAGATGGAGGCTGCACGAATCGCTGCTGACGCTCAACGGTTTAGACCTGTTGGAGTTACTACTAACTTTGGTCGTTCTAACTTCACAATGTCTCCAGAGGGATACGTAACAGAAGCAGGGTATCAGTTATCTCCTGAGTTACAAGCACTCTTTGGTAGAACAATGGGTGAAGCAGGTGCTTATGATCCTACACAGACAGGACGTTATGCTCAAGCATTAAATCCTGCTGCACAGGGCTTGTTTAACTTAGGTAGTCAATATCTAGCTACATCTCCTGAGCAAGCTGCTGCAGACTACATGAGACAGCAACAGGGCTTACTAGCTCCTGGACGTGAACAACAACTATCACAGATACAGAATCAACAGTTTCAAACTGGACGTAGTGGTTTAGCTACTGGAGGAACTGCTGCAGGTTACGGTGCAGGACAACCAGGACTCATGCAAGCAAATCCTCAGATGGCTGCTTATTATAATGCTCTAGCAGGACAGAATGCTCAGTTAGCTTCTCAAGCAGATGCATACGGTCAAGCAAGAACACAGTTTGGTGCTGGTTTGTTTGGCACTGGTGCAAGTTTATTAGGTCAAGTACCTCAGTTAACTACTGCAGGATATGGACCATTACAGACTCAACTAGGACTTGCAAGCTCTATAGAGAACTTAGGAGCAGGTGCTTTAGACATAGGTGCTCAGTTAGGTGGTAGAGCAGCTCAAGCAGGGGCAAACGTAGGTAATACATTACTACAAGGAGGCACTAATGCTGCAAGAACAATGCAAGCTGGTAATGCTTATAGTCCTTTAGGTTCTGCTATATCGGGTGCTTCAGGACAAATACCTGCATGGTATCAGAATATGATTACTACTCAACAATCTCCTGCATATTTAAGACAACAGTATGGAGCACAGAATATCTATACTCCTGGAGCAGGGAGCACAGGTTCTAATCCTATGTTAGACACATCAGGATTTGATTGGACGATTGATTAAGGAAAAACTATGGCAGACATTGTAGGCGGTTTATTCGGTGTGACTCCGCAGTCACTGATGCAACAACAACAGCAGAGCATTAACGCAGAAGCTAATGCTTATGCTCAAATGGATCCTTTCCAAAGAGCTACAGCAGGATTCTACAAAGCTGGTGCTCAGATACCTGGAGCTGTTGCTGGTTTAATGGGTGTACAAGACCCTCAGTTAGCTGCTGCTACGACTGCACAGAAACTTGCTGGTCAGTTTGATACTAGCACTGCTGAAGGCTTAAAAGGTTTATCACAAGCGTTACTACAAGCAGGACAACAAACTGGTAATCCTTTGTTAGCTAACTTTGCTAATATAACTAATGAGAAAGCAAGGAGTGTTGAAACAGAACAAGTTAAACTTGGCTCATTGAAGGCACAAGAAAAAACTCGTGTAACAAAACTTGCTCAAGAAGATAAGATAAGAGAAGAGCTATCGAAACTTCCTGAAGGATCGACTGAGCAAGATATGTTAAATGTTCTCAGGAAATACGGAGATCCAGATACTGTATTGAAAGCATTAGAAAGAAGCCAAACTGCTAGAACTACTGCTGAATCAAAAGCAGCAGAAGCAGAAAAGAATAGAGAGTTTAAAATACAGTTTTTAGAATTATCTAATAACTTAAAGTCTTCTACAGATGCTTTACAAAGAGAATTAATACAAGCTAGAATTGATGATATAAGAGATAAACAAAGAGAACGTAACAGTGGTGTTGGTTCATTAACACCTGCTCAAAAAGCTCTTGATGTAGCTGCAGGAAAAGACTATGCTGATTGGATTAACAAAGGCGGAGAAAGTATTGTTCAAGAACAACTAGGTAATCTAGATACAGCTATTGATGCGTTAACAAATAAGAAGAACATTACTGGAAAAGCAGTAGGACTAGCTGACAAACTAGGTACTTTACCTTATGTAAATGCAGAAGCAGGAACTGTTAAAGACTTAGTAGGTAAGATAGTACAGTCTGATTTACGTGCAGTCTTAGGTGGTCAGTTTGCTCAGAAAGAAGGAGAAGAGTTATTAAAGCGTTCTTATAATCCAGCACTCCCCCAGGAAGATAACTTAGCACGTTTAAAATCATTAAGAAACCAAATTAGTAACGTAGCTAAAACTAAAACACAATCTTTTGATTATTTTACAAGCAACGGAACACTAAAAGATTTCAAACCAACTGCTCCAGTAAAAACACCAACAGATACAACAACAGAAAAACAAAAGAAAACAAAAACATTAAAATCAGGTTTAGTTGTTACAATTGAGGATTAATAATGCCAAAGTATACAATCAACGGTGTAACGTATAATTCTGATTCAGTTTTATCGGATGCAGACTTAGAAGAATTAGCAGGAGGGGTTGCTACACCTAGTCTACCTGATGTACGTTCAGGACAAATGGTTGAAACAGGAGGCGGTGCTGCAGTAGGTATGCCTAGAAGAGGACGTGAAGCTGTTGTACAGCCAATTACTCCGTTAGAAGCTGTAGGTACAGGAGTATTTAAAGGTGCTGTGCTAAACCCTGCAATGGCTGTAACGCAGCTTGTTGGAGGACAACAGGGTAGGACACTTGTTGAGGGTTTACAGAACCAATATGCTCAAACAAGAAAAGATGCAGGTATGTCAGGTTTTGATGTGTCTGAGTTAGCTGGAGCAATTATAAGCCCTGTGAATAAACTTCTTCCTGGAGGAGGGTATACAGGGGGTGCTCTAGGAGCTGCAACACAACCAGTAGAGGGTGCAAATCTTTCATCATTCGATGTTATTACTGAGAAAGCTAAACAGTTAGCCTTTGGTGCAGTAGCAGGTAAAGTAACTGAAAATCTTATTGGAGCGTTAACACCTAAGCTCAAAGAAGGTGCTCGTGAACTAATGGATAAAGGTATTCCTGTGTCTCCTGGACAAGCCTACGAAGGAGCACCTGGATGGCTATTTCGTCAAATGGAAAGTCTCGGACTTGGACCTAAACTAAGCGAAGTTAATAAATCATTTAACAAAGCTGTTGGTAATGAAGTATTAAAATCTATAGATCAAACATTACCAGATACTGTTAAAGCAGGTCAAGGAAGTGTTCGCTTAACACAAAGAAGAATTAGTAACTTCTATGATGATAGTTTACTTAACATTGGTACGAATCCTTTTGATAGAGAATATAAAGACAGTATTAGAATAGCTATACAGAATGCTACTGCAGATATTGCTAATCCTGCTGAGAAACAATTTGTACAGAATAGGTTAGTTACTTCTTTAAATCAAAACATTGGTAATCGTATTCAGAAAGATGGTATATCAGGAAAGAATCTAAAGTTAACTCAAGAGTGGCTTAAAAAACAAGTTACTAAATTAGATGGTAAAACAGATGTTGTGTCTACCTCATTAAAATCAGGATATGCGGACACACTAGCAGGATTAAATCAGTTTATAAGTCGTGTAGATACTTCTGGAAACATAGCAAAAGCTGACCAAGCATGGGCTAAGTTGTATAGTTTTGCAGACGCATCTAAGACTGCTGCTAAAGAAGGCGGTGTATTTAGTCCAGAACAGTTATCACAAGCAAGTGTAAGACAAGCACCTAGTTTATTATCTGCTGGAGGAGGTCGTTCTCCTTTAGGATTGTTTGCTGAGAATGCGGTTGAAGTATTAGGTAAGCAAGAAAAACCTACAGGACTGAGCAGGGCTATGTTAGCATCTAAAGCAGCCACTGGAGCAGCAACTACTATTGCAGCCCCTGCAGTAGCTATTCCAGTATTAGTTGCCTCTGGAATGACATACGCAGCAGCAAAGCAGTTAATGAAGAATCCTAGTGCAGCAAGAATAGCAGTACAGAAAGCATTACAGGATAACCCTGCTATGTTTGGTGCAGCAGGTCAACAGCTACTAGATCAGCTTTTACGAGAAGAATAAAGACAATAAAGAAAAACCCTCTTTCGAGGGTCTTTTTTATACTTCTACTTCTTCACCATCATCAATAGACCAACTAAAAGTTAATCGAAAGATACCGAAGTCTAGTGCTACATGAGACTCTTCATCAAAGTACGGTACATACTCAAAGCCTACTGCGAATCCGAAGATCCAATTAAAAGATATTGTCATATTTCACATCCTCCAGCCGTACACGCTAGGGTTTGTGCTCCTTCCACATTGTCATTAAACTCTAAAAATTGATCCCAATTAACAGACTCTGGAACAATCGCCTTTAACGCTTCATACTCCTCTTTACTACACTCTTCATAAGGAGCTTGTCGATAAGTTCCTAAATCCATCGGCAGGAAAGATACTCCTGTGACTTCATCGAAGTGCTTAAACACCCATGCCCCTACGTCCATCCATTCGTTCTCTTTAACAGAGATAGTTACAGACGGTTTATGCTCACAATAGTGTCTCTGAAACAATAACCACAGACGTAGATGATCAATAGCAGATAACTGTTCACGTAATAAAGCACCTTCAGCGACTGCTACAGGAAAACTAAAGATTGTAGTGCTATCAGGCTTCATCACACAAGGCTCTGCTACAAAGCCAGACTCAATCATAAACTGTGTTAAAGGGTCTTTGTTATCAGCACGAACCCTGCGAATATAATACTGACTATGCTGAGGATGTATGCCAGAAGCAGTAGAACAAAGTTGGGAGACTGTTCCTTCTGGTTTAACAGCAGTGACTGCCACAGATTGATTGATACCAATAGCAGCAGCAAATTCAGCGTTAGTATCGATAGCGATTCCACGTAGTTTCTCCAATCTCTCAGGTAACAATGCATCATTAGGATTATTCAATAATGGATTATCTAAGATACCTGTCATTGAAACACCTAATAAAGCCTCTTCTTCAGTGTTCTTCTGCCATATCTTACGTAGGTACGGAAAGTTAGTTAAAGAGGCTTGGAACGTACCTAGAATCGTTGCTAAGCGAATCTTGTTAGCTAGTACCTCAATAGAGTCTTCACTACGTACAATACATGATGATAGATTACAGAATTGATATGGTCTAAGGATAATCTCAGAACATGGATTAGTACCAAAGTCCTGCTCAGAATCTCTACGTCCATTCTTCAATGCTTGCTTCTGTGATGCTTCACGATTAAAGATACCACGTTCACCTGAGTGTGATTCATAGATAGAACTCCATTCACGCATGAACTGACCAATACCAGGAGTCTCAGTATAAGTAGCTGAGTTGTTTGCTAAGGCTCTTTGACCTTGACCATCCCACCAGTTACCTGCTTTAGCGTGTGCCATCTTATCATCAGATAAGTCTGACAATGAAATCATCGCACTTCTCCGTACTCCGCCAACAACAACAACTTCCCCGATCTTGCACAGAATATCATGACATTCGAGCGATGATAAACGTCTACCAACTGCTCCTTTGAATTTGGATATGCAAAATAGATATAAGTCCTCAAGTGGCTTTGGTCCAGAAGCCCTGCCTCCGAAGGTTTTAAGCCTCGCTCCAGCAGGTCTAACCTTTGATACATCGAATCTTGGAATTTCACCAGAATATAGTAAAGCCAATAACTGTCTAAGTGATTTAGCCCACCCTTCTTTAGAATCCGACACCATAATAGAAGTTTTACTATCAAACAACTGATCAGGTACTTCAGGTAATTGAGACACATACTTCTGCTCCACAGAAAAGCCTACTCCAGTACCACAGAGGAGGATATACATTGCTTCATCGAATGCTTTAGGGTCATCGATAGGTAAGTAAGAACAATTGAATGCAGCTACGTTCTGACGCTCTAAAGCAGGTCCTGCGGTCATTACTGCCCTCATAGAAGGCATTACCTCTAAGTTAATTACAGCAGTCTGTAGCTCGTTACGTAGCTCAGGAGTGAGCGTATAGTTCTGCTTTGTTGCTAAGTGCTTCTCCATAAAATCAAAGTATCTTGCTACTGTCTCGTTCCAGTGCTCACGTCTACCTAGATCATCTAAGTACCTAGCGTACCTAGATTTACCGATAAAAGTATTGTAAGCGGTCATTTTATATGTCATTCTCATCCCAATCAACGTGTTCATTTAATAAATCGTAACTATCTTCAATTAAATCAGGGAAAGCGTTTACTATGTCTTCTGAACTTAGGTTTAATAGTTCTAGAAGCAGTAGTTCGTCAACCTGTTTTAATCTCTCTTTAAGCTCTACTATTGTTAATTGTGTCATTTATAAAAGTCTTTCTTAATTCTTTCATAATTCTCAATTAAGTAGTCAAGATAATGCCGTGCTTTCTTTAAATCCTCCACTCCATTCTTAAATGGAAAACGGAGCAAGTATTTTAACACATTTCCTGACCAAAAGTCAAGTTTCCAAGAAGAAATAATATCAAATGGCTGGATTCCACGCATATAGTGATTTCCACCTATTTGTATCTCATTAGCCTTCTCTTTCTTTTCATCTCTAAACCGTTGTAAGCGTTTAAAATAGTCCTCTAAGGTTAATTCTTCATGCATGATGTTTTAACTCCACTGGCGGTTTTACTGATTTTCTTCCCTGACTCCACGAACCACAGCCTGTACACTGGTATCTCTGGTACGTGCCTGTAGTCGATACAGCGAACCCACGTTTTTGTACTGAACTCCCTCCGCAAGTAGGGCATACTTGTGCATCGCTAAAGAGATTCTTGTTAGGATGGTTTTTAATCCACGGAAGAAGACTATCATACAATGCTTCGAGTAACACGACATCTTGTATGTTATACGATTCCATGCGTTTCCAAGCATCTTTGTCTCCGTTCATGCATTTAACCCATAATTCAAAGCCTTCGTGATCAGCTTTCTTTCCTAGTCCTAACCTCTGCGAAACATAATCGAGTTTATTGCTAGGGAAACGAAACTGGCTACGGACTGTACGAAGGAGATCGATTTGTTTATACGGTGCTGGCGGTGTGAATCCATGTAGTAGAAATTCCTTGTTAAGTGTTGGTATATCAAATTTAATACCGTTATAGTGAACTACAGCGTCTGCTTCATTAAGTAGTTTATGTATACCTGTGAGCATCTTCTTAGGCTTAGATTGATGGATAGAATCAAATATAATCTCTTCGTTACCTTGCCACTTAGCTGCGTAGCAGAGCACCTGGGAAGACTCTATAATCTGACTCAATGAGATATTCTGATCCCACAAACCCCATACATAAGCAGAGTTTGGAGAAGACTCTATATCGAGCATTAGTATTTTCATTATTGTAACTCTAATAATGGTGTATACTCATCAGAATCAACATCACGTATACCTATTCGTTCAACAATATCATAGCCGTAGATAGCTCCTAAGAAGCATAAGAAATCATAAGTTACTTTTGGATGTGTTGCATCATATCCATAGTCCTGACGATAAGTTACTTCTTTATTAAGTTTATCTCCTTCAGTCTCCTGAAATGTAAATTCATAAACGTGCTTAATTTCATCCATTTTTAGTTGCCCTTTCTAGTAAGTCTAAAAAATGATCCAAGTCCATAATCGCTAACGGAGACTTTTGATTAGCTTTAACAACTACCAAAGGTTCTCCAGACTTATGTGCTTGTGCCTGTTCGTAAAACTTATAAACTGCTACTGTCTTTAACGATTTACATTCAATCGCATAAGGTACTAGTTTATATGCTGCTTCGGATAGCTTAACGTCCACTCCTCCTGCTCCCATGCTTGTTGATACTACGTCCCTTAGAGAGAGTTGCGGAAACTTTAGGAGTATTCTGTCCCTTACTACTTGCTGCAGTCTTCTGCCCTTGGACTTTGCTGAGCTTGTTAACAATGTTGAACTCCTTTCGTTCTACTATCCATTTCTTAGGAATATGCATTCTACAATTAGAGTTAGTAAAATCATCCCCTAATGTGTTCGCTACACAGATTGCATCCTTCGTTTCATGTACTAAAAACCCTACTGTTAAACACGTATAAACATCTGCTTTGACATTATGTTCCCATCCTGAGTCTGCCATTGCGTCAACCCATACGATACTAACTAACTTGGAGGCATCCATAATTCTCCTTCCGTCCTCTGTAACCACAATAATTGTCCATTCTCAAGGACTCGTTTTGTATCACCATCATAGGCTTTCAGAACAGTAGAATATAACTCTTCTTCAGTCTTACAGTCTTTAATGATCTTCTCAGCCTTAACTGGTCCGATGCCTTTAAGTCCAATGATGTTATCGACTCTATCACCTACAAGTATCTGTAGATAAAATGCTCTTAAACCTTCTTCTTCAGATACAAAATACTTTTCTTTCTTACGGTAGTTATAATGCCAACCACGTAACTGATTCAGGTCTTTGTCAATATGTACCATCACTGTAGCACCCTCTGGGAGAGCATAAGCAGCGATGCCTACAGCGTCATCTGCTTCTATCCCTTCGGTGCAATGAAAGTGCCAACGCTTCTGTAAGTGCTCTCTAAGTGCCAGGTAATGCTCAGGCTTCTCAGAAATCCTTTGACCTTTGTAAGGTGCTGTTACAGCGATGTCATTACGGTAATTCTTTTTACCAGTAATCCATCCTTCGTAACTATCAGCATCTACATCAGAAAGGATTGCATGAAGAGCTTCATCGAGTCTCCATTTAGCCAAAGGCTCATCAATGTCACTACTTGAGAAGCCAATGGCATAAACCAAAGAATCAGAATCTATGAGAGCTTTACAGGACATCGTCTGTGATTGCTTCTGGGTCATAGGTGACTACACTCGTAACAACTAATTTCTTAATTGATGGAGCTTTGCCGTGCATAGTTGTCATCCGATGTTCGTAGGATGTCAAATCAGCAACAACCTTTGTACCGTTACCAACTTCATCAACATTTACTTCAGAGCCATCTTTTGAAAGAGGCTTAAATAAGTATTGACTTTTAGCAACAATGTAAGAACCCATTGTGTCTTTATGCTTAATCTTGATACCAAGACTCTCTAACTTCTTTACATCTGTCGTACTAATGTTACCGATAGTACATTCATATTTTGTATTATCAGGGTTGAATTTTGTATTAAAGTTATTCATCCACTTTGACCAAAACAATTCACCTTCGATACGTACTGAATTACTGTTATTCATTTCATTTCCTTCACTAGGTTAGTTAAATTACTGCAACGTTATTGGACTGCCTACTACATCATCACCTTCTACTACAAATTCTAATGACTGCTCTAATAAGTCTATTGTATCATCACTTGACTGATTTGTAAACAACATTAAATCATCATTTAAAATACCAATCATAATTAGTGGTTCAAAACCATCAGGTATATTGTTCATGGTCTAAACGCTCTTTCTTCAATGGCTTTAACATAAACATTGACGTTTGTCAACTCTTTTGTTAACTGGTCTAAGTATGCAATGATTGCTTCAGGAGATTCCCCTGCTCTGATCATTTCTACAATGGTTTGCTTTAGTCTATTCATCAATGTGTATCTCGCCAAGAGTTACCTACTTTATATTCACCTGTCAAAGGACATCTCATGCTAAACTGCACTCCAGCAAGTTCAATCGCTTTAACCCCTAAACCACCAACATCATGTTCACTTCCTTCTTTTACTTCTATCTGCCATTCATCGTGACAGTTTACTACAAACTTATAATCTATTTTAGCACGTTTTAAAGACTTATCGAGTATAACTAATGCTTGCTTCATCACGATAGCACCTGCACCTTGCAATAACGTGTTGACCGCTGAATGCTCCGAGCGAATGAATATTTTACGTCCATCGAGACTCGGTACTGCCCCTTCTTTAGCACTGATGCGACTAACTTTCTGCCGTAACTCCAGGAGCTTCGGTGTGTTTTGTAGAAAATTATCAATGAGCTTTTGTCCTTCTTTTGCGTTGCCTCCAACAATCGTCCCGATCTTGGCAGCTCCTGCACCATAGAGAAAGGCATATATAAACGTTTTAGCCTTGTTTCTCGCCTGTTCATGCCCTTGATCTTTTTTATCCCTGAGAGTCCCTTTAGCGTAGAGTCCGAGAGAAATGGTATTCTTCCAGTGTATGTCGCCCTGTATAATTTCATGTGTATATTCATCGTCATTCATATAGTGTGCAAGCATCCTGAGTTCTAGTCCTGATGCATCTATGCCTACTAACTTATATCCTTTCTCAACAATCCATAGATTCCTACATTCTTCTCCGTAGGGACTGCCACTATTAGGGACTTGTGCCATGTTAGGATTACGGTGTGTCATCCTTCCAGTTACAGCCCCATTAGTGATTACTCTACCATGTACTCTACCATCTTCCTTTAACTCATTTAACCATGAGTCTATCTGAGCAATTCTTTTCTGTAGCATCAGATACTCTGCAATGGCTTTAGCTTCAGGTATAACGCTATCAGCAAGGATTACTTCATCTACAATAGGCTGACCTGTCTCAGTAAACTTTGACGGCTTCCAGCCACGTTCTATAAGCCTCTCACCGATCTGTTTACGACTCCCAGGATTGAAAGGTGTAACAATATCTTTAAGAGGTTTATTCAGTTTACTAATACGATTAGATTCTACTCTCGCAGGAAAAATGACTTGCATTTCAACTTCAATAGCATCCAACTTAGTTTTAAGTTCAGATAAAAGCTGCAAAGCATTCCTCTGATCGAGTTTAAAACCATTGACTTCTTGTTTTGTAATAATCGCTTGTACATTGTGCTCAAGTTCAATACTCCTTTGTGAGAACCCTTTAGAGTTCAGTTCTTTAATTAAATGATCATACAGTTTAGCAGTTACTAAAGTATCTTGCACACAGTACGTAATCATCTCCTCAGTTAAACCACTATCCCAATCTTTGAAGTCTCCTTTAGGAAAACCTAAGCGAGTACCCCATGCATCTAAACTATGACCTCCTTCTAGGCTTGGAC